CTCATCATCTTATATTTATTATTAGATTCTATATCTTTATCTGTAAATTTCATAATATTACGAACAATCCACTCAATTGATAGATAAGGTTTACCCTCACCATCTTGCAAGTTGCTTGATAATGTAGATGCGATTTCTGCTCTTTTAGCTAAATTATTCAAGTATTTCCATTCTTCAAATAAGTCATTTGAATTAAATCTAACTTTGATGTAACTATCAAATATTCTATCTGATGCTAATTCTGGAAAATCTAAAACCATTTGTATTTTTAAAGGTTTAACCAAAACTTCTTTAAATAAAGTTCTCATTCTACTAATAAAAGTTTTAAATCTAATTTCATCCATTGTAATAGATGCAGTATCATCATAAAAATTACCACCACCTTGATCTTCATCTAATCTTGAAAATGGCATTTTAGAAGCTCTTTTAAGTCCTTTATAAAACCATTGTAACACAATATCTTCATTAAGTTCAGCTTGTTGTGGTTGTTCAATTGACATTTCTGGAGTTCCTAATTCAGATGTAGGGAACCAATAATCCTTAGAATGTGGAATTTTAGTAGAGCCATTAATATAAGGAATACCTGTTCTATCATCCCATTCAACATCTTCATGATATTCACTCATCAATTGTTGAATTTGTTGTTCAGCTTGTTGTCTGGTTAAACCATTAACTGGTATAATAAATTTTTTATATATTGATGCTTGATTTAAATTATACATTAATTTAGTCTGTTCTAATAACTTAAGTTGATTATAAGGTTTGATAAGTCCTTCAACGTAAGATGTTTCATCATAATCTAAATTGTTAGAATATGATATATAAATAATGTTTGCATCTAAAAGAACTCTTCTTAATTGAGGAATATCTGGATTTTGAATCCAAACAACAGTACCAGTACCTGGTTCTGCAGCTACAATTAGAGTTAAAGGATCAAGTAAATTAAGGTCAATTATATTTTTTTGATTATCATCATAAACAATTTCAAAAGCTAAAAAGCCATCTATCAAAAATGTTTTCATATAATTCCAAGCGGTTAAACCATCATTAAAATTGAATGCGTTGTAGATTTTTCTAAAATTTTCTTGATATTTGGTTCTAATTGATTGGTCATAACTATCTGGTATATCAGACACACTACAAAAATAATTATCATCATCATAATTTATTGCTTCTTCTGCGATTCTAGTTATATAATCTTTAATTTCCTCTTTGATAGCATATTGATGTAATATCTTTCTTTTATCTAAGTATCTACGATCTAAATACGCAATAGATTTCTTTTCTAATATTTTAGATATGATTTTTTTTGTGAACAAATCATACATATTAGTACCTGGTTCATAAAGCAAATTGCTAGTATCTTGAAAAGCACCTACGGCTTGACTATTTTTAACAACCATTTCTTGATCGTCCATTCCAAAATTACTCAATTTTCGTAAAAGCTTATTCCCAAAACTTCTTCCGACATTACCTCTACCGAATTCATACATCGAGTTAGGTTGATTATATCTATTATATGTAGCCACGATTTATAATTTATTTTTTTTATATATTAAAATTAAAAGGTTCATTTATATATTTTCAATTAATTTCAAATTCTTTTCAAAACTTCTTAATGATTTATAAAATTGTTCAACATCTTTTTCGTACAATTCAAATATATCCTCGTACATTTTTATTTTATTTGAGAAGTCACTTCTAATATTTTCATTTGTTATGTTATTCAAGGTATCATACATCAATCTATTATTAATATAATATGTATCCATAAAAACAAATCTATGTAAAATTGTTGAGGACACTTCATATACACCTTCTATTTTTGTTATATCATACGCTGTTATTGCATATATTTTATTATTCGCATTTTTTAAAAAATCATATATCCATTTTACATTAAAATTAAATTCATCTTTAACATTATTACCTTCTGATATAGTATCTTTATTTTTTTCATATCTATCAATATTATTATCTACCAAGCTATCAATTAAAAATATTTTATACATTAATGGTAAATAGTCAAAATTTACAGCATATATAATTTTTTTCTGACCAACAATTTTTAATTGTCTTTCTAAAATACCATTTTCGTTTTTATTTGGAACGGGAGGAATTGTTAAAATTGGACACCACAATTTGTTTCCATTATAATTATACTTAATTATATAGAATTTGCCTATTTGCATTTTAGATACAGATGATGGTCGCACTTGTTTATTTGGAGTTTTTAATATATATGTAAATAATTCTAATGTAGAATCATTTCTAATAGTCTTTATATTTTGCTCATATTGACCATATAATGCACGTATTTCTTCTGTAAAATTCATATTTATAAATTATATTTACACCCAGATATTTCATAATCTTCAAGTTTTATTTCACCCATATATGTAGTTCGTGCATTTCTGATTGTGTGCTGATTAATATATAAATTTATATAATAAGAATCTAATGATAATAAATAATCAAATTCCCAAAGTGTACCATTTGTTCTAAAATCCAATGAATCTCTAGAATAAAACCATATAAAATATCCTACATGAGATTTATTTACACCATGATTATTAAAATATTTAAGAATATCTTTTTTAATATTATATTTCACTTCAATTTTTGATAGCGCAATTTCTAATAAACACATATCCGCATATGGTATGAAATAAAAAATATTTTCAGTTATATAAGAATCAAATTTTTTTATATTTTTCATGGTATCAATCCTCTTTTTCTAAGATCATATTCTGTAACAATTAGAAATGTTAAACCTCTTTTTGCACACCAATCCTTTGCAAATGCCCATTTGTGCAAATTTTTCTTATATGTCATTAAAGAATACTCATAGTTTTCTAACATTTTTAAAGTTTGCTTAACTGGTGCTTTTGGTGTTTCAGTTTCATGTTTTGGTTTAACCTCAATTACAAGTCTATCGTATTTTTCTGGATCAAAGCTATTTACCATCTCAACATAAAAATCTGGATAATATCTATGAATTTCAGAATCATAATTTTTATTTGTAGTTTGATATGGTATTTCTAAACTCTCTGAACTCCATTTTAAAACAGAGTTATTTAAATCGCAGAACTTACAAAAAGCATATTCCCAAGAACTGAAGCATTTTATAGGCATTATACCAACATACTTCTGTGGATTTTGAAGTAAATATATAGATTGTTTATATTTATTTCTTCCAGTCTTAGTTTTACGATTGCCGAATGATGCATTATTATTTCCCATAATCAATAACCATTTTGATTATTCATACTAGGAGGATCCTGTATAAGTTTAGTATTATCTGTAACTGGTATATAATTTCTACCACCATTTGCCATTGCAACGTCGTAAAGAGTCGGAAATCTATTATATCCACCGCTCTTAACATCTTGGTATTGTATATCTCTTACCAATAATATAAATTCTTCATCATTTCTATATATTGGTTCTGGTGCTGGCGTAGAATCAACAGTTCCTTCATGTCTAACCCAATCTCTTAGTGCCATAATGTTATATTTTATTTGTATATATAAAATTTAAATATTATGTAATCCTTTACCTTCATTAGCATTACTTAAACTTATCATTTTAGGTGATTCCTGGTTGTTCTTTTTTTGATAAATCACATTTAAACCACCTGCAATACCACGTTTACAGATTTCGGAGAAGTAAGGAAAAGCAGATGAATATTTTTTCTCATTGAATCCCTGCCAATTTTGTAACATCATGAGAATACCTTGTTGCATACAATCATATTTATCATCAGGTGTTTTATATTTTCTTTCGAATTTTTTAATCATTTCTTCTCCAATTAGGATTATCATCTTTTCAGATTTTCTTGTTAATTTTCCCTTGCCTTTTGATAACACAATTTCATAAAAAAAATCAGTATCGTCTATGTATCTAGCCATATATTTAATTATTTTTGTTTTTTTGATCCAATAGTTAATTAGATATTTAAAAATATAAAGCCTTTAAATTTTGTAAAATGTCGTTGAATATTTTTCAAGCCTGAAATAGAAGTATATATAAAATACACTATTTTTATTTTTATATCAGGTTATATATTAAAAGTTTAAAAAAACCGTTAAATAATCTTAAAAAATTCTTGTTTATACTATTTTTTTAGTAACTTTCTTGGTTTTTTTGTCTTTTTATACATAAACAATACAAAAAAAAAAGATTTCAATAAAATTGAAATCTTTTTTTAATTAAAATATTAAAATATTATAAAATCATTCTTTTAGCCTTAACTTTATCTTCTTTAATTGCCTTTAGGTTTTCATAAAGTTCATGTTTAGAAACTAATAATTCGTTGAATGTTTTCTTCAAATTTGCATCTTCGTTTACCAATTCTTCATTTTCTTTCAAAAGTGCCAAGCCTTCATCAATTTGTTTAATTGATTCTTTAATTTCCATTTCTTTATCTTCCAAAGTTCTTAAGTGTTTAACTTCTTTTGATAATTTATTGTCCAAGAAACCAGTTAAATCATAATCTAATTCTCTTTGAATGTCATTAATCAAATCATTTGCTGAATTATATTCGTAGAACGCTGAACCTGTTCTTGTATCGTTATTATAAACATACATTTTATCTTTGTAGTTAACAACATAAGTTTCTAATTGTGGATGCAAAGCATTTTCTAATTTCAAAGCGATATCTAAATCAACAAATTTGTCTAAATTTTGTGCTGCTGCAGTTGATAATACATAATAATCTTTTTTCAACCAAGGAATAATTTTTGAGTTGAACAAATTTTCTAATGTAGTTTCTTTATCTAATTTTTCTTCATTCAAGAACACATCTTTATCGTCTTTTGTTGAAATACTCAATACTAAGTTTTCATCTAATCTGAAAGAAATTTTATCTTCTTGTACATCACCAATTGTCATAACTTTTTCTAAAAGTCTAAATTCTCTAACTTTTTCGATGTCTGAAACGTGATCTTCAATAAGGGTTTGTTTAACTTCATCTTGATTAATCAAGAACCAACGATCTTTCATGAATACTAAATTACCAGCGTCCACTTTTTCTACTAATGTAAATACCTTTGAAGCCTTACCTGAATTTACTAAATTTTGTCTTTGAACTGGGTTATTCATATATCCACTCAAAAACATTTTTACTTCTGGAATCCAATCATGAATTACTAATTCATTCAATATTGATGACATCTTTGAATCATTATCATTAGTATTGATAATGTTTAAAATAGAATTCAAAGCTGGACGATACATTTGTCCGTAGTTTTTTCTTTCTATTTTTTTGTACAAGTCTTTCAAGTTGTAATTCAAAGGTTCGCTTTTAATTTCATCTTCCAAAGATTCTACTAATTTTGTCACTTTAACATCCCATGCAAACAATGCTAAGTTTTCTTTTAAAGAACTAACAAGTTCTTTTTCTGAAAAGCTATCATAATTGTTAATATATCTTTCAACAATTACATTTAATTCATAATCTTCAATTGGAAGATCTCTCTTAAAATTGAACAAGTCATACTTTAAATTTTTCATATTCTTTATTTTTATTTTTTGTTTAATATCTTTCTTCTATTTTTGCACCAAACTCATTTACAAGTTTTTTTGCTTTTTCTTCACTTATAGTTGTTGCATCTGTTGTAAATTCACTACCAGATGATGATTTTAGTTTAACATAAACTCTATACGTTCCTTCAGAACTACCTGATTTCCAATGCATAATATTCAACTCTACATTCACATCACTATTATAACTTTCAAATTCTTTTAAATTTTTCATACTATTTTATTATTTTTACAACGTATCTTGCAGCTTTTTTAATTTTTTAGTTCTTTTCTGAGTTTATATATAAATTAAAAAAACTCATTTTTTGTCAAAACGAGTTTTATTTTATAAATTATATTTAAAAGAATCTATTTCAAAGTCAGATAATCGTATTATACCTTTATAATCAGCATTATACATATCAGACATCATTTTTTTATAATAATTAATATCACTAAAATCATCTTTTTCTTGATAAAACCAAACTCCATCACTTGTAAATATATAAATTGAACTTTCAGGACTACCAGAATCTATAATATTTTCTATTATTGATAATTTATTACCTTGACTCATATCAACTTTATCCAATGCTAATTTAATTAATTCGATATTGTCATATGGAATCAAATAAAAAACATTTCTTTCTAATTTTTCAAATTGTTTTATATATTTCATTTTATAAATTATATTTAAAAGAGTCAATTTCCCAATCTTCTGCATCAACTCTACCCATAAATTGTGCCTGAGTTCTTTCAGAATTGTCACTAAACATCACATACCAATGATAGACATACTCATCAATATCTCTCAATCTATCTCTAACTGTATCTAGAATTTTAAAAACATATGCACTTATATCATCATCAACATACATATCTAACCATTGTTTGATATAATATTCAGGTACATCTATCTTTTTTAATGCTATTTCAAAATTAGGACGTTTTAAATTAACAACCCAATATTTATTTTCAAGTGATTCAAACTGTTTAATATATTTCATAAGTTATATTTATTCATATCTTGTTCTACTAGCCAATCTTTATATATTTTTAAATCAACCAAATTCATATTTAATGTGTTTTGTATTATTTTTATATATCTCATATTGATCTTTTGTGGATTTTGTATTTCTAAAAATAATATTTTTTTATTAATATCTGATATATTTTCTAAATCTTTGTTTTGTATTCTCACTTTTGGAGAGTAGTCAGATGCATTAAAAACAAAAGACGCCGACATTTCTGGTGAAATATATCTAATATTTGCCAATCTTATAACATTTATAAATTCTGATTTTTCATGTACATTTTCTAATAAAATAAAAACGTCTGTTGAAATTATATTTCTTCTAGTAACAATGTCATATTTTTTAAATATTGTTTTAGAACTAATTCTCTCGTTTATTTTAAAATTTTTTATATATTTCATAAGTTATACCTTTTTAATGTTTTTTTTAATCTTTCTTCCTCTAATATATCATCTATTTTGCTTTCTATTTCTTTATCAGTTAAAGTTGGGGTTTCATCTTTTATTATATAATATAAAATGTCTTCCTTTTCTAAATCAAACCTTACAATTTTTATATTCTTTTCAAAATCAGCAGTATAATATTCAAATTTTATATTATTATCAAGTAAATATTTTTTTAGTAATTTAATAGAAACACTTTCATTTATAAGGTGAAAGTGATAACTACAAAAAAAATTTTCATTTGGATTGTGATTAAAGCACCAATTATGAGTGTACCAATTATAAAAACCATTATATTCATCTATACCTGATTTCTTTTGAATTATGTTTGAACACTGTCTAATTTTTTCGTGAGTAATCACATCATCGTCATTATTATCTTCAAATGTTTTTATATATTTCATATTATAAATTATATTTACTAGAAGCTAAGGCAGCTTCAATATCTTCTTCTTTTATTTTTTTCCAATCCCATGTGAACTCATATCTATAATCTTCTGGGAAAACATTAAATTTCATTTTTTTTAATATTTCTTTTTTCTCTTTATCTATATAACTGTCACTATAAATTTTTATACAAGGACCAGCTTTATATTCAGTGTCATTATAAAAATATATTTCATACGGTATATTTTGATAACTTAGTGTCATCAAATCATAATGAAGATTAGTAAAATTCGGTGCAAATCTTTCATTATAATCTTTAGCGTATTGTGTTGTTTTATTTTCAAAAGTTTTTAAATATTTCATAAATTATATTTTTTTGAATCTTTTTTCAATTCTATTTTATATTTGATATCTTCTAATGTATCACCAAGAATAAAATCAAACTTATTAAATCTAAGTACAGTTGAATATGTATTATTTTCTTCATGATATACAAAATTAATATTTATTTGAGATATTGATATGGGTTTAACATCATAATCAACAATAAGATATTCATTATTCCCATATCTTACATATCCAATATTTTCAGTTACAAATTTCAAAAACAAGCTATCAATATAATCTTTATATTTAATATCAACATTATCAACAATAACAAATTTATTCGTATTTAAATTTTCAAATTTTTTTAAATATTTCATTATTCCATATTATTTATTTCATTCAGCAAATCTGCTTCTTTTTGTGCAATTAGTTCCTTTTTACTAACATTATCAACCAAATTATTAAACCAATATGTTCTTTTCATAGCACCATCTATTGATTTTGGATCACTACCATCTGGTTTTTTAACACCTAAAAATTCCCAATCTATAGTATCATCATTATCACAAACTTCAAAATCATCAGTATTTACAGAGAATATTGGATAATATGTTTCAACTTCCAAACCAAATTTCATAACTATTACATTATCTGAACCTAAACTAATTTCTCTTGGAATATCAACACCAGTATCTGAAGGTAATTTAAAAAATGCATCTATCTTAATACCATAATAGCTAATATAAAAAAATCTATAATTATATAATACATCAAGCAACTTAGTATAACACTCATCATACTCCCACTCATTATCTAATCTTATTTGAATATCAAATGATAATGATATTGGAACAGCTTTTACACGACTAATTATTGTTTTGAATTCATCATTTAATTTACATTCTTTTGATAAAAATTGATTTGGATTGGCAAATTCATCATCTCTTTGTGAACCGCCTTTAAAGGTTATCACACCTCTTTGTTTTTGATCGGTATTCAATTCAACTCTTGTGCTTGCAGTATCATCAACAAATGCATCAAGCATGAATCTTTCTTGACCAGCAAAGGCTGTATAGAATGGTACAATTACTCTCATTTTTTTACCATCACTCCAACGGTTTATCCATCTCACTTTGGTTCCAAGCACTTTGGCTAAAGCTATTTTTGTCATTCTAACTAGGTTATCATCATAGTTATATTCGTTATCTATATGCACAGGTTTAAAATTATTTTTATTGTTATATATAAATAAAAACGATGTATATTTTTAAACATCTATAAATTTTATTTATAAAATAAATAGAAATAATTAAAATTGAACAACAAAAGTTTTAAACATTTGCTTTTTTTGTAACTATAGATATTATAAATTATAAATTATAAAAATATGAAACAAGATATGTTCTGGTACAAATACCAGCCTAAAAGTTTAAATAACATCATCTTACTACCAAGGGTAAAAGAATTAATTAAAGATGGACTTAAAGCAAATATGATATTTTACAGTGATTCAGCAGGAACTGGAAAAACCACACTTGCTAAAATTTTATGTAAAGATACTGACAATATTGAGTTCAATGCATCACAAGACACTGGTGTTAACATATTGAGAGATCAATTATTAAAACATTGTAAAAGTCTTAATCCATTTATGGGTAAAGATGCACAAAAAACTATATTCTTAGATGAATTTGATGGTGTATCAGATGAATATCAAAAAGCCATGAAAGGGTTTTCTGATAAATATCAGCACGTTAGATTTATTCTAACTACAAATTTCATTCAGAAAATTGATGATAAAATTCTTTCAAGATTTATTAAAGTTGATTTCAATCCTAAAAATAAAGAAGAAGTTGATTATCTTCAGACAATGTATTTTAAATATTTAAAAGCTATTGCAGCAAAAACAAAAATAAACATTACTGATGATGAAATTAAAAAAATCATCATGCTAAGTTTTCCAGATTTAAGAGGTGCAACCCAAAAATTACAAGAAGTCTACATCACAAAAAATACAGATCAATTTAAAACATTAAGTGCATCTGGTTATGATGACATTTTTAATTTTGTAATGAATGGTAGGAATAGTGTTGAAGATAATTATAATTTTGTTATGAACAATTTTCAAGATAATCCATTGGAACTAATGAAAGCATTAGGTAGACCACTTTTTAATAGAATAATGTCTATTGATAATTCAAATCTAATTAAACAAGGTGCAACATTAATCAATATTCAAAAAAATTATAATGAAAGATACACTGAAACTATTGATCCATTAATTCATTTAGTTTCGTATGTAACTGACATTAAAGAAGTTTTAAAAAAATAAAAAAAACGACAAAAAACGACATTTTTTTATTTATATATACTTTAAAATAGGTTTATAAACTTGAAATTAACGGAAAGACATATAATTACTAAATCACATTCAAATTATAATGAGTGTGATGAGTTATGTTTTAAATCAAAAAATATTTATAATCTTTCTCTATATAAAATAAAAGAAGGTTTAAAAAATGATAACTTTGATAATTTGAACCAATTATATCATGTTATGAAAATTGAAGAATGCTATAGACAACTACCATCAAAGGTATCAAGTTTAATAATAATTCAAGTTCAAAGCAATTTCAAAGGATTTTTCAAAACAAGGAAAGATTTTAGTGTAAATCCGTCAAAGTATAAAAGTTGTCCGAAACAACCTGGTTTCTTACATAAAACTGAAGGACGATTTATTGTTTCACACACAAGTCAAGCAATATCCAAGAAAGTATTTAAGAAAGTACATAAAATTAAATTATCTGGAACTGACATAGAATTCTACACAAGGCTAAATGACTTCAATTCAATAGATTGTGTAAGAATTATACCTAGACTTGATCAATATGTTATTGAAGTGTGTTACACTTACACTGAAAAACAACAAATAAGAGATAATAAAAAGTATGGTTCAATAGATTTAGGCGTTTCAAATTTAGCAACTTTAACAACGAGTGTTAAAGGCGTTCAACCATTAATTTTTAATGGAAAGCCTTTAAAATCAATAAATCAATATTATAATAAGAGGTTAGCTGAAATGAAATCAACACTTGAATTAATCAATAAAAAGAAATCAAGTAAAAATATTAGAAAGTTAACGAACAAAAGAAATAATAAAGTTGATGATTACCTACACAAAGCAAGTAATCATATAGTTAAGACTTTAATCGCTAACAACTTATCCAAATTAGTTGTTGGCAAAAATGATGGTTGGAAAGATGAATCAAAGATGTCTAAAAAGAACAACCAAAATTTCATTCAAATTCCACACAGTAGATTTATACATATGTTATCGTATAAATGCGAAAAAGAGGGAATTCGTGTTATAACTCAAGAAGAAAGTTATACCAGTAAAGCTTCATTCTTGAATCTAGATTTTATACCTACATACGGTGATAATGCTGAAAAATTATTTAGTGGATATCGTAAAAGCCGTGGTATTTATAAAATTAAGGATTCAAATGTGACTTTAAATGCTGATGTAAATGGTAGTTATAATATTCTTAGAAAAGCATTTCCAAAAACATTTGTTGATGGAATAGAGGGTTTTGTAGTAAACCCAAAAGTTATTAATGTAACTTTAAATTAATTTTTAAATTAGAAACTATCAGTTCAACCATTATCAATACACAAAAAAACTATCAAAATTAAATAATAAAATTAAATATATAAAAGAGTTACTAAAAAATAAATAAAGAATATGGACGATTTAAAAATTTTTAAAGAAAAAGCAATCAATGATTATATTTATAATAATATAAATTTAACACACACTGGAACAAAAGACATTAAAAATGGCTTAAAGAGTATTATAGGTGAATAACCTGCAGTTAAATTTAATTAT